ACGGACGCTACCGTGCATCACTAGTCAACGTGCAAATCAAGTTGCAAGATGCCGGACAACCAGTCCCAGACATCGCCGAAACAGTCAAAATCGTAAACCTAGTAATGACGGAGGGAAAACTATGAGCAAACTAGAACAATGTTTTTACTGCGAAGCGTCAATGGAAGTTGTGCGCCTCGACGAGTACCTAAGAATTATCAAAATCCTAAACAAAAAAGTCGCATACGTTACTTTGCATGAAGAAACCAAAGACGGCCACATCAAAGTTATCGAGGGCGAAAAAGTCTTCAAGTTGTTCAAAAGAAAGAGGAAAGTAAATGAGTAACACACCTATCGGCGACGGCCTAGCCGAACGTATGAGCTTCCTAATCCAATGCGCCGAACGTCTAGCAGCCATGGAGGAACGAACAGCCATCATCAAAATCCTCACCGACGAACTCGCCTGGCAAGAGTCCAAGACCGACAATCAAGAAGTTTGGGAAGCACTCTACCGAGTCACACGATCTATCGAAGCACGACACAAGGAACAGGTGAGCAAAAATGCTTGAGGGACTAACACCGGCAACAGGTAAAACAAGCTGCAAAGTAGGCGACGTACTAATCACCCTGGAAGAACAAGACAAAGCAATCCTTATCGAAGCCCTAGCCGACAAGCGCTGGTCGCCAATGGGACTAAGCAAAGCATTACGAGCCAGAGGCCTCATACTGGGTAAAGACACACTTCGCACACACTCAGAGGAAAACTGCAGATGCTTCAAGGCCTAGACCCAATCGACGAAAACGACAAAGAGTCACTACGTCGAGCACTAGAGAGAACACAGCGCCAACTTCGAGAAGCCAAACAACGAGACCAACACTTGGTTGAGGCAACTATCACCGGCGCATACGACGCAATGCTGTCCTACGGGCCACTCAAGCCAGTTACAGCCCCTAAAAAGTCAAAGCGTGGCACAGAAGTCGCACTATGGGTATTGACCGACTGGCAAGGCGCAAAACGCACCACCACCTACAACACCCAAATCATGAACGAACGAGTCATGAAGTTTGCTCGAGTAGCAGTGGACATCACCAACATTCAACGAGCAGACCACCTCGTCACCGACTGCCACATCGCATTTGGCGGCGACATGATCGAGGGACTATTCAACTTCCCAAACCAGGTGTTTGAAATCGACTCCACTCTCTTCGAGCAGTTCGTCAACGTCTCTCGCCTCATGGTCGATGTTGTCCGCTACGCCCTAGAAAACTACAACAACGTCACCGTAACCGCCGAATGGGGAAACCACGGCCGCCTCGGCTCCAAACGAGACGCAGTCCCACGCCACGACAACGCAGACAGAATGACCTACGAACTAGCCAGGCAAATCCTCGCAGGAGAAAAGCGCCTCACCTGGCACGACTGCCCCGAAGACATCCAACGCATCGAAATAGGCAACTACCGGGCACTACTACTCCACGGCGACGAAGTAGGACGCAACGGTTTCGCATCACCAGCAGCCATCGTCAACCACGTAACACGCTGGCAATCAGGCTCATACCCTTGGGCATTCCGTGACGCATATATTGGGCACTACCACACACACGCCGAATGGGCTCTACCAAACGGGCTCGGCTCCGTCTATCAAACAGGCTCAACCGAGTCAGACAACCGTTATGCCGGAGTCAACCTCGCAGCTAGCGCAACACCATCACAACGCTTGCACTTCATCGACCCAGACAAGGGACGAGTCACCGCCGCCTACAAAGTATGGCTCGACTAATGAAACCCTTTGACCAGAAACTCTACGACGCAGACGACAACGCCAAAGACCTTGTAATGCGCTGGCTCAAAGACTACGGCTGGAGCCTAGAAGTAAACCCAGACCCATACGGCGTAGATCTCATAGGGTTCGACCCTAACGACCACTTCGTAACCATCGAAGTCGAAGTGAAACACTACTGGAAAACAGGCTCATTCCCATTCGACAAGACACATGTCAGCGCACGAAAGCGCAAGTTCATACAACCCGGCTGTTACCTCGTAATGCTAAACGACGCAAGAACACACGCCATCAGCTTTGATTACCAAGAGTTACTAAACGCCAAAGTAATAACAAAAGATACGATCTATACAACAAACGAAGAGTTCTTAGAAATGATGGCAGGCGAAGTAGCGGTGATTAGATGAGCAACTGGCATGACTCCCCCGAATGGCGCAAAGCACGAGCATACGCCAAAACAATCCTTGAACCCATCTGTGCCATCTGTGGCAAAGAACTCCACGGGTTCGACTGGACAATCGACCACATCAGCGCACCCGGCAACGGCGAACCAAACCACGACATCAACAACCTGCAATCAGCGTGCCGATCATGTAACGGTCGCAAGCAAGACAAGACCGCTCAACGCATCACATGGTTGAATGAACGGTGGATAAAATGAAATCCGTTTTTTTTGAAACTCCTATTTCATCCCTGCTTGCAACTTTCTTTTTCACAACCAAGTCAGATTATTCAGAGTAGAAAGAGCACCAAATGATTGAACAAGCACTCCGTGAGTGGCTAACCGAATGCCAACTAACGCCGGAGACTTCGGTTCTCGCCATGATAGCCCTCAAGCTGGCTGGTGAGTTTGACGACAAGGGAAACACGTCGACAGCTGCGGAACTTCGTAAGACTATCCTCGAGGTGTCTCGTCAGTTGAATGGATCAGCGCCAGAGTTTGACCCGTTGGCGTCAATGTTGCAACGCTAATGCAGTTTCCAGCCCGATACACGAAACCGCTGTCTGAAGACTTTGAGACGGACGGTGACCGCCTCATTGAGTTGTTGGCGTTGTGTTGGGTTACCCCAGAGACTGATAACCCGTTGCCGCTTGACCCGTGGCAGAAGTGGTTGCTCCGTCATGTTTTGGAGCGTTACCCAGCCGACCACCCCGAACATCCTGGCGAACTAAGGTATCGACAAGTTGTTATTTCGATGGCCCGTCAGCAGGGCAAGTCGGTGCTGGCTGGTGGTTTGGCTTTGGATGCTTTGGCTTTCAGCAAGGGCGACGTGATTAGCCTGGCATCGTCTCGTGAGCAGGCCACAATCATTTACACCCGTGTAAAGCACGTAATCGACAAGACGCTATGGCTTGCTAAGCGGTTCAAGAAAACCACGGAGACTCGAGGCATCGCTAAGACTGATGGTTCAGGCAAGTACAAGGTTGCTCCGTCTCGTGAAGCGTCCATGCAGGGTATTACTATGGTTCGTTGCATCCTCGACGAGGGACACCTAGCCAAGCCCGGTATCTGGACTGCCGCCAAAAAGGGAACGTCAGCCATCGACAACGCCATGGTCATCATGATTACGACCGCTGGCGACGCCGAGTCCAAAACGCTTATAGATCTCTACCACGCTGCAGACCAAGCGATAGCCGACCCAGCATCAAACGAACGCTTTGGCGCTTTCATCTGGGAGGCACCAGCCAACTCGGAACTAACCGACCCCGACGCAATCAAAGCAGCAAACCCAGCCGTCGAGTGCGGCCGTATTCCCCTAGAGCGAGTGCTGCAAGACATCACCACCAGCCCCGAGCACGAAGTCCGCCGTTACACTCTCAACCAGTTCATCAGCGGTTCCCGTGAGTCATGGCTTCCAGGCGAACTATTCCGTGCAGCTGCAGGCAACGGCATTACAGACATCAACAACTCGGTGCTGGCCGTAGACGTGACCGGCAACTTTGAACACGCCACAATCGCCGCAGCCAAAAAGGTTGGCGAACACTTCGAGACCGAACTCGTGGCATCCTTGGTCAACCCGACCGAAGACAAGCTCGTCGAGTTGCTAGTCCACTTAGTCCGTGAGTATCACATCGAGGCCGTTGCGCTCGACGATCGTGGCATGCACTCACTTCACAGAAAACTCAAAGACAAGGGCGTATCGGTTTGGAACTTGTGGAACAAGGAAATCAACACCGCTTGCGCCACCGTTTACGCCATGTTCGCTAACAACCGTCTAACCCACAACAACGACCCGCTCCTGGTACTACAAAACTCTCAAGCGGTCGCTAAGTATGTTGGCGAGTTCTGGCAGGTCTCACGCAAGGAGTCTGTTGGCGATGTTGACGCTGTTATGGCCACAATCATGGCGCTTTATGTTTCGTCGGCTAAACAACAAGGCGGCATCGGCGTATTTTAGCGACACGCCAAAAGAATAGCGTTCCCGTAACCAAATCGTTACACTTATGCTATGGCATCTTTATGGCAACGCATCCTTGGCATTGACGAGAACCGAGCAACCCCAACTATTACCATTCCCG